GTAAAATTGTTCTGGTTGTCATGCTGTCGACCTTGGTCTCACGGTGTGCAGAGGAAAAAGAAGAGTCAAGAAGATTATCAAAACAATTTATTGAGGTTGATTTAACTGATACGATGGAGGCGGATGATATGAATAAAACGCCGAGTGCGCCACCAGTATATACACCACCGAATGCTCCACCAAATCCTGCGACTGTGTCATTGAATATTTTGACAAATGCGATGTCAAGTACAACGGGAGCGACAAACGCGCAAAAAGAGGAAAAGGCAGCATACGCGTCATATGCAGAAGCGATGAAAGATGACATCAATATAAAGATAATCAAAAGTAGGGTAAATGAACAAATTATTCCAAGATTAGAACATGAATTACAAAGCATGCAGCGTAGAAAGAAGATTCTATACGCTGTGATGCTTATCAGTGCCATACTAGCTTTGTTTACGTCAGGTGTGACGATTATTAAAGATTTAAAGATAACACTGCCAAATTCGGGGAATGCAACGCACATTGAAATGCCGGCTTGGGTAAGGGATTTAAGCGTGTTCATTGGAATGTTGAACTTTGCATCAATGGGGGTTGCTTTAGGATGTGCGAAGATGATGGATGGAATGGTGCGATCAATTGATCAAGTTCGTAAGGAGATATCGAAAAAGAAAGCGTATATAGATGCGACACGTATTGCATTCCGCGGGTCTGTAGATTTCTCAAAATTAGACACCCGTGATACTGAACGATATGCTGTAACCCCAGAGGCGCGAGGCCTACTGTGGTAGCCGGTAGGTCAAACGTACCGACCTCGTATGTGGAAGGTGGGATATCACCAGAACGCACAACTTAC